CAGACCTAAGTCGCGTATATCCGAGCAGGTACCCAGCCTCAAGAACTGGGGCGGGGTGCGCTCGATCTCCAGGCGCATGGAGCGCTCGGCCACCATCATAGAAAACCGAGAGGCCATTGCGTTTTCCTTGCTGTGCATGGCCAACACTAAAATTACAGATATCCTAACTTGGGACGAGGACGGAAATGTCAAGATTAAGGCGGCAAGTCAAATTCCAGATCACGCCTTGCAGGCAATCAAAAATATCAGGGTCAAGCGTGAGAAGGATGGTTCGCAGACGCTTGACGTTGAACTTTACGACAAAGTTGGCGTGCTCCGTTTACTTGCTAAAGCGTCTGGATTACTTGATAACCCGGACGATGGATCGGATAAACCGTCAGTCATAGGCATCAATGTCCAGGCTCCTGAACCTATCGATGTGGAGGTGAAAGATGAAACAAGATTGGATCAATAGCATTGCCCACCTAAACGCACAAAGCGCAGGCATTTTCTTGCTTTCAATGATTGCTTTGATTGCAGTAGTAATCATCATAGATATACGAAAAGAGAATGACAAAAACTAAAGAGCGCAGTCAAAAACAAATCCCATCTACCGGGCTAAATTTAAATTTTTCAAGGTCTCCGTCTGTCTGGGGGTTCTTGCAGTCTGACGCATTTGTTCGTGGGCTGATGGGGCCGGTGGGGTCTGGTAAGAGCTATGCCTGTGCAGCTGAGATAATGATGCGAGCGGTACGGCAAAAACCCAGCCCGGTGGACGGCATCAGATATACCCGGTTTGTGATCGTGCGTAACAGCTACCCGGAGCTGAAGACCACAACAATCAAGACTTGGCAAGACCTGTTTCCAGAGAACACCTTTGGGCCAATGCTGTGGACACCGCCGATTACCCACCACATACGCCTGCCATCGAGAGAGGGCGCATCTGGGATCGACTGCGAGGTAATCTTTCTGGCGCTCGATCAACCCAAGGATGTCAGAAAGCTGCTGTCTCTTGAGCTCACAGGTGCGTGGGTCAATGAGGCTAGGGAGCTGCCCAAGGCGGTGATCGATGGGCTCACTCACCGGGTTGGCCGCTACCCCACCAAGCGAGATGGGGGCGCCACCTGGCACGGCATCTGGCTCGATACCAACCCAATGGATGATGACCATTGGTATTTTCGTATGGCTGAAAAAGAAAAGATGACCGGCCCGTATGCATGGAAGTTTTACAGGCAACCAGGCGGGGTGATCGAGGTATCTCCAGGTGACTTGCCAGAAAATCCAGAGGCCAACGACCATATCTTTTCTTCTGGCCGGTGGTGGAAATTAAACCCCAAGGCAGAGAACGTGGGCAACCTACCGCCAGGCTATTACCAGCAGATGCTCTTGGGCAAAAACCTAGATTGGATTCGCTGCTATGCCGAAGGCCAATACACCTACGTTCAAGAAGGCAAGCCCGTCTGGCAAGAATACGATGACAACCTGATGAGCGGCGAGGTGGACTACGACCCATCCATACCGCTACAGGTCGGCCTAGACTTTGGTCTTACGCCAGCTGCGGTCATAGGTCAGAGGCTCGCTAACGGGCGTTGGATAGTTCTGCATGAGATTGTGACTTTTGATATGGGCCTGGAGCGGTTCGGCCAGCAGCTCCTGGCTGAGTTGAATGCTCGGTTTCCAAAGGCGCAGCTGATGGTCTGGGGTGACCCCGCTGGTATGCAGAGGGACGCGATCTACGAGGTCACCGCTTTTGACCACCTGAGAACCCTGGGGCTGCGAGCTCAACCCACGCCATCTAACGATTTCAAGGTCAGGCGTGAGGCAGGTGCCGCCCCGATGCAGCGGCTCATAAACGGCAAACCTGGATTGATTGTCAATACGCAATGCAAGCTCCTCCGAAAATCATTAGCCGGTGGATATCATTTTAAGCGCGTATCGGTTGGCGCAGGTCAGGAAAGATTCAGAGATAGCCCAAACAAAAATGAACACTCCCACGTTGGTGACGCATTCGGATATCTGCTGCTTGGCGGCGGCGAACACCGGCGCATGACTAAGAGTGCTTTTGCTCAAAACACACAGATAGCTCAAACGGTGGTCAATGCCGACTTTGATGTCTTTACAACTCGCTGAGAAACTCAACGAGCACCGCAGAAGAACGGGGCTGTTCTTTATGCCCTTTCACAAACACCACGCTACCAGGATAGATATCAAGTCCGAAGAAGTGCTGGTTGTGGCCAATCGAGAAGAAGCCATCGAGGTCTTTGACCAACAGGAACAGATGGGCGCAGCTGTTACCGCTTTTGTTTACAACCAGCCAGCAGCTATCTTTGGTTTTGTTTCAATCTGGAAAGGCGTTGCCGAGGCGTGGCTAGTGGCAGATGACGTTGCGAGAACCATGCCGGTTACATTTACCAAAAGCGCAAAGCAAGTATTAGATATCTCTGCGATATCTATGGGATTGCATCGAACACAAATAACCGTTAGATCTACGGATACACGGGCGTACAAATGGGCATCAGCAGTTGGATTCAAAGAGGAATGCCTGATGCGAAAGTACGGAACAGACGGCGTAGATTATTTTTTGATGGCGAGGTAAGTATGAGCGGAATGTTTAGCAAACCAGACACTAGCGCACAAGAGCGAGCTATTGCAGAGACCAAGAAAGAAAACGAGCGTCTCAAGTTGCAGGCCGAGGAAGAGCGTAGAGAGCTAGCAGAGCAAGCCACGGCAAAGCGAAGAAGCAGGTTAACCGGTGGGTCGCGGATGTTGTTATCGAGCGCAAGGCTTAACGCCGAGCAAGGAATTCAAACTTTAGGTTCATCTGAAATGGAAGGAGCTTAATCATGGGTGGAACCACTAGAAAAGCAACCGGACAAGAAGATAAACGAAGGGCAAACGAAGCCAAACAACAGGCTGAAATGCAAGCCAAAAAAGAAAAAATAAAATTACAAAATGAGCGCAACGAGATGGCCAGGGTTGCTGGCGAATCTGCGGCTGCGTCTCGGCGTTCTCGCCGCCGCACAAGTTTACTTGGAACCGTTAGCCTTGGCAGCGCAGAACAAACACTTGGCGATGAACTTAAACTTTTAGGCTAGACATGGACAAAAAAGACAAGATGCAAAAGAAGGTTGCTACCGTGATGCGTGAATACTCCAAAGGCAAACTAAAGTCTGGCTCTGGGCAGAAGGTTAAAAGCGAGCAGCAGGCCAAGGCTATTGCTATGAGCGAAGGCCGCAAGGCTGGAGGGTACGGAAAATGAAACCCGGCCTCTATGCCAACATCCATAAAAAGCGTGAGCGCATAGCCGAGGGTTCTGGCGAGAAGATGCGTAAGCCTGGCGCACCAGGCGCACCAACCGCAGAGGCTTTTAAGAAAGCGGCTAAAACCGCAATGAAGCCTAAGAAGTAATGGCCATACAGGTTCAGCAAGAATCTTTTTCAACTAAGTCTAGGTTTGTAACTCCGACTTACGTTGATAAAGATGGCGTTACTTATTTAACGTCATCAGACAAACCATTCCCTGTTATTGAGGTAAACCATTTGCGCCTGCATGAGGGCAGGGCATTTTATGTTTACAAAACATTTAAAAAAGGTTCTCCTTTAGCGGTCAATGGAAATTTAGACATAGCTCTTGCTTGGCCAGATGGGTACGCTCCTCATTGTGTGTTTACTTACGAAAGTGGCGGGTCATCAGAGTTTTATATTTATGAAAACCCAACTACATCTGGTGGGACGGCAATGACAGTTCACCGCCGTAATAGAGTGCTTACAACAACCAGCGCGGCAGCAGCCGTGCATACGCCAACTGTAACTTCTGTTGGAACAGAAATCTTTGGTGAGTTTATTTCTAGCGGGGCTGGCGGCACAGGAATTGGTGGCAGGGGTTTAACCCCCGAGTTTGTTTTAAAACCTTTGACCACTTATCTTTTTAGATTAACCAACGTCAATTCACAATCGAATGAAGCAGAGCTCATACTGGATTGGTACGAATAATGGTTCAGAAAAAATATCAAAACCCAGAAGGTGGACTAAATGAAGCAGGCCGCAAATACTTCAAGAACAAAGAAGGCAGCAACCTCAAATCCCCGGTTAAGTCTGGTACGAACCCGCGGCGTGTTAGCTTTGCTGCGCGATTTGGTGGAATGGCTGGGCCTCTCACGGACGAAAAAGGTAGACCCACCCGCCTCAAGCTCGCCCTCAAAGCGTGGGGTTTCGGCAGCAAAGAAGCGGCCCGTAATTTTGCGCAAAGGCACAAAAAGGACTAAATAATGGCTGAGATGATGAGACTATCGCCAGAGGATGTGCTCAAGCGGCACGACATGGCGTTACGCAAGAAGGATGATTTTCGCGACCTATACGAAGATGCCTACGAGTTTGCGCTCCCACAGCGTAACCTCTATGACGGGTACTACGAGGGCAAGGTTGGCGGCGCAAAGAAAATGAATCGGGTGTTTGATTCCACAGCGATCAACTCCACCCAGCGATTTGCTAACCGCCTGCAATCCGGAATCTTCCCGCCGCAACGTAAGTGGGCAAGGCTTGAGCCAGGCGCAGACATTCCAGATGATCGCAGGGGAGAGGCACAAGCTGCGCTTGACATCTACACCGAGAAACTTTTTGCCACGCTCAAGCAGTCAAACTTTGACATTGCTATGGGCGAGTTCTTGTTAGACCTCTCTATTGGCACAGCGGTAATGATGGTGCAGCCTGGAGATGACGTTAACCCACTAAACTTTGTGCCGGTGCCTCAGTACCTAGTGGCATTTGAGGAAGGTGCAAATGGCCAGGTGGACAATGTCTACCGCCGTATGCGGATCAAAGGCGAATCAATCCAGCGCCAATGGCGAGATGCCAAAATTGATGGCCAATTAAAGTTAAAGATTGAATCAAAACCCACAGAAGATTTTGAATTCGTAGAGGCCACGGTTTTTGATAACCAGCGCGGGGATTACTGCTACCACGTTATTCAAAAAGAAACCAAGCAAGAGATTGTTTATCGCAGGCTAAAGACTAGCCCCTGGGTGGTAAGCCGGTACATGAAGGTGGCTGGCGAGATCTATGGACGCGGCCCGGTAATAACCGCAATGCCAGATATCAAAACCCTAAACAAGGTCAAAGAGCTGGTGCTCAAAAATGCATCACTATCGATTGCCGGTGTCTACACCGCAGCTGATGACGGTGTACTTAACCCGGCAACCATCAAGATTGTGCCAGGCGCAATTATTCCCGTGGCGCGTAATGGTGGCCCCCAGGGCGAATCTCTCAAGGCCCTGCCGCGAGCTGGTGACTTTAACCTGTCGCAGTTGGTGATCAACGACCTGGTGCAAAACATCAAGCGCATTTTGCTAGACGAATCGCTGCCACCGGACAATATGTCGGCTAGGTCAGCTACCGAGGTAGTCGAGCGGATGAAGGAGCTCTCGCAGAACCTGGGCTCTGCCTTTGGCCGGTTGATCAACGAGACTCTGATTCCCGTGGTTACCAAGATTCTTGAGGTTATGGATCAGCGCGGGATTATCACAATGCCCCTGCGGGTCAACGGCCTGGAAATCAAGGTATCTGCTGTAGCTCCGCTGGCGATGGCTCAGAACATGGAAGATGTCAGCAACATTCTCCAATACGCTCAGATTGCAGCCCAGGCTGGCCCAGAGGGTCAGATGGCAATCAAGGTTGGGGATATGCTCGACATGGTTGCTGAGAAGTTGGCCATTCCACAGTCGATCCGAATGACAAAGGCCGAGCGCGAGGCTAAGATGGCCGAGGCCCAAGAAATGGCCCAACAAGCTGCTCAAGTTGCTCAAGAAAACCCTGAGATGGTTGAGCAACTGGTTGGGGGCATGACCTGATGTCTGGCGGCTGGGATGATCTAGAGGCCATACCAACAGATATCCGTGGAGCGCAGCAGGCGGTAGAAGATTTAAACAAGCTCTGCCTGCGCGTGCTCGGCTCAGAAGATGGCCAGAAATTGATGGGGTGGTTGCGAGCTGCCCTGCTAGAGCAGCCCGTTGCCGTGCCGGGCAGCGATCCCTCATTCGCGTTCTACCGTGAAGGCCAGAACAGCGTAGTGCGAGACTTGGAAGCACGGATCAAAAAGGCAAGGAGCCTGTAAATGGAAACGCAAGTAAACGAGCCCAGCGGCGAAAGCCAAGATGCTGGCCTACTCGATTCGGTATCAATTACCGAAGACCAAGGCCAGCAGGCAAGCCCAAGCAGCACAGACATCGAGCACCGTGAGGAGCAAGATGACGATACACCACTAGAACGTCCAGATTGGTGGCCAGAGAACTTCTGGAAAAAGGACGATTCCTCACCCGACCTAGAAGGCATAGCTAAGAGCTGGCAAGACCTGCGTAAGCAGATAGCCCAGGGCAAGCACAAGCCGCCAACCGATGGGAAATACGACACCTCGGTCTTTGGAGATATCCCAGAGGATGATCCGGTGCGTGGCCACGTTATGGGGTGGGCAAAGGAATATGGGATATCTCAAGCAGCTCTAGACAAGCTGGTTGGGGATGTTGTGGCCATGAATGGCGAGCAGGCGCAGCAGGTATCTCGCACCATCGAAGAAGAGCGCAAGGCCCTTGGCCCTAACGCAGATGCCATCATCAAGGGCATGGGCGATTGGGGTGCTGGCCTAGTTCGCAAGGGGATACTTAGCAAGGATGACTTTGAAGAATTCAAGGTCATGGGCGGCACAGCTGCTGGGGTGCGTGTCTTTATGAAGATACGGGAAACCTACGAGGGGATGAAGATCCCCTTGCAGTCTGCACCGGTTGAGGGGTCTGCCAGCAAGGACGAGCTCTATGCAATGGTGGCTGATCCAAAGTACAAGACAGACTCGGCATACAGGTCAAAGGTCGAGCGGATGTTTGCATCGACTTTCGGTAACTAATCCTCCTCACTCTCCGCAAGGAGAGGCTTGAACGCCACCGGCTAACCACCGGTGGCTTTTTTTGTTGCATTTTATTTTTAGAACCGTTAG